TCAAAAATTTAAAAAAGTAAAAGGTTCCAAAGCAAATCAATTAGACACTCAGTTTATGCCTGTTCCATATAATCTTGATTTTGAATTGTATGCAATGGCAAAACAATCAGATGATGCTTTACAAATAGTTGAACAAATACTTCCATACTTCCAACCAGATTACACAGTAACAATGAATGACATGGCTGACATGGGGATCAAAAGAGACATCCCTATTATACTAAACTCTATAAGTTATGAAGATAGTTATAGAGGAGACTTCAATGAAAGAAGAGCAATAATTTATACTTTGACATTCACTGCTAAATTTTATCTATATGGCCCAGTCGTATCAAGTAAAGTTATCAAACAAGTTCAAGTTGATCAATACGCAGATATGCCTGTACAAGCACCAACTAGAGAACAAAGATATACAGTGACACCTAATCCTACAACTGCTGATGCTGATGATGATTTTGGATTCAACGAAACAGTATCATTTTTTGAAGATGCAAAAAACTTTAATCCAGCAACAGGTGAGGATGAACCTAAATGATGATAAATGATATTCAAATCAAAAACAGTTAACTTAGATATAACACATAGGTGTACTTTACAATGTGCTAAGTGTTCAAGACAAGATCCTAACTATGTTTATGATAAGAGAGACACGACACTTGAAGAGTTTGATAAAATAACAGATTATTATCAAGAGATAATTTTTTGTGGACAAATTTCTGATCCTATTTTTCATCCACAGTTTGATGAGTTTTTAAAAATGTGTAAGGATAAAAAAGTCTTTGCAGAGGTTCATACTGCAGCCAGTCATCGTAAAAAAGAACAATATAAAAAATTTTTTGAAGCAAATACAGATGCCAAGTGGGTTTTTGGTATAGACGGATTGCCAAAAGATAGTCATAAGTATAGAATAAATCAAGACGGTGAATATCTTTTTGATATAATGTTATTGGCAAAAAAAGAATATGATATAAACGTGTCTTGGCAATATATTGTTTTTCCTTACAACGAGGATGATTTGTTTACTGCAATGGGTATCGCAAGAGATAATGATATCAACTTTTTAATTATTGAGTCATCAAGATTTGATGATGAAGAACAGTTACCTGACCTTAATAATAAACAATATGAAATGGTATATGATTTTAAACCTCAGTGTATAAGTGCTGAAAAAGAACATGGCCACACATCAAAAGGATTTGTTTTGCCTTGTTGTTGGTCTGATGTAAATAAAAATCAGATACCTGAATTGACATTAGATCATTTATCATTGACAAATGCAGATAATATAGATACAATAATTACGTCAAAAGAATGGACAGATTTTGCAGAAAGACTAAAAACTAATCCACCAGAATATTGTAAAAGATATTGTGGATATAAAAAGAAAACAAGTATAAGATCAGAGATAAATTTTAATGACAGAAAATATTGATAAAATAATAGACAAAGCATTAGGTGTTGTTGAGGAAGAAAAGAAACAATCCAAAAAACAAGTTGTAATACCTAGACCAAAAGAAAATGATGATGTTGATGCTGATTATCAATATCAAAGAGAAAATTTCTATGCTCTTATCGAAAGAGGCCAAGATGCTGTTGAAGGCATATTAGAACTTGCTCAAGAATCTGATCATCCACGTGCATATGAAGTTGCAGGTAATCTAATAAAGTCAGTCGCAGATGTGACAGAAAAACTTGTTGATTTACAAACAAAAATGAAAAAATTAAAAGAAGTTCCTAATAAAGGCCCTAACAATGTGACAAATGCTTTGTTCGTTGGATCTACTACAGAGTTACAAAAAATGTTAAAAAAGAAAGATGATTAATTTAGAAAACTCTACAGTTGATCTAGACATATCAAACAAATGCACTTTAGAATGTAATAGATGTGAACGTCAAGAGTTACGTAGTTTAAATATGGATGTGCCTGGTGGTGACATGTCTGTTGATGATTTTATCAAAGTTTGTGATTATTATGGAAGTGATGAAAATTACATAGCATTCTGTGGGCCCATTAGTGATCCCATATTCAATCCAAATATTTTAGAATTTTTAAAAATTGCATATGAAAAAAATAAACGTGTTAAGATTCATACTGCTGCAACATCAAAAAATAAAAAGATTGATTGGTATGAAAAGGCATTCGATATCAATCCAAATGCAAGGTGGATATTTGGTTTAGACGGACTACCTAACAAAAGTTGGATTTACAGAGTTAATCAAGATAGTGATTTAATCTATGATGCAATGATATTATGTGCAAAAAAGAATATGGATGTAATATGGCAGTATCTAGTGTTTGGTTATAATGAAGATCAAATAGAAGAAGCAAAAGATATTGCTGAGAATAATAATATTACATTAGAGATAAATCATACATCTAGATATATTGATCATGACATATACAAACCAACAAATGATGTTGTTAACGAAACAAAAAAAACTGTAGAGTATGGATTTTATCCAAGATGTTTATCAAACAATAGACCACCATACGTAAGCGCAACAGGTCAAATACTTCCTTGTTGTTGGGTTGATCAACCCACTGTAAATTTATTAAAAAATGATCCTGTGTTGGCAACGTTAAACAGAGAAGATTTTAATATTAAAAATGTTGAAAATATAAAAGACGTATATAAACATGAAGTGTATAAAAAGTTTTACAATGATTTAATAAATAATCATGATAGTTGTTCAGAATATTGTAAAAAAAAATGTTCGCAAAAAATGGAAAACCCAACTAGAATTAAAAAACGTTATGGAAAATTATCTAGGAAATCCTAATTTAAAAAAAGTTAACACTGTTCAAGAATATACAAAAGAACAAATTCTTGAATATCAGAAGTGTATGGATGATCCTTTATATTTCATAGAAACATATATGAAAATTATATCTCTTGATGAGGGATTGATAGACTTCAAACCATATAACTTTCAAAAAGAAATGATTGGCACATTTCATAAAAATCGTTTTACAATTTGTAAACTTCCAAGACAATCAGGTAAATCTACAATCATGTTGTCATATCTTTTACATTATGCTTTGTTCAATGCAAATATTAACATTGCAATATTGGCAAACAAAGCTGCAACTGCCAGAGATTTATTAGGTAGATTACAACTTGCGTATGAAAATCTACCGACATGGTTACAACAAGGGATAATGTCATGGAACAAAGGTTCTCTTGAACTAGAAAATGGATCTAAAATATTAGCATCATCAACATCAGCATCTGCTGTTCGTGGTAGTTCATACAACATAATATTCTTAGATGAGTTCGCATATGTTCCAGCAACGATTGCCGATGAGTTTTTTAGTTCAGTTTATCCTACAATATCATCTGGTAAGTCAACAAAAGTCATAATCGTATCAACACCTCATGGTATGAATATGTTTTATAAATTATGGAACGATGCGATACACAAAAGAAATACATACGTTCCTATTGAGGTACATTGGAGTGAAGTACCTGGTCGTGATGAGAAATGGAAAGAAGAGACAATAAAAAATACAAGTGAGCAACAATTTAGAACAGAGTTTGAATGTGAGTTTCTAGGATCAACAAATACATTAATTAATCCAACAAAACTAAGACAGTTATCTTACAAAGATGCACTGACATATAACGCAGGGTTATCAGTATATGAGAATCCAATAAAAGACCATATCTATTTTATGACGTGTGATGTATCTAGAGGAACTAAAAATGACTGTTCTGCGTTTACTGTGATAGATGTAACACAAATACCATACAAAATAGTTGCATGTTTTAAAGACAATGAGATAAAACCACTAATGTTTCCTCATAAAATTAACAATGTTGCAAAAGCGTACAATCATGCGTTTGTATTAGTTGAAGTAAATGATATTGGAGAACAAGTATCTAATAATTTACACTATGATTTAGAGTATGATAATATCGTTATGTGTTATATGCGTGGACGTGCAGGTCAGATTATGGGTGGTGGATACTCTGGTGGTAAAGCACAAATGGGAGTTCGCACAACAAAGGCAGTAAAAAAACTAGGATGTTCTAATTTAAAACAAATTGTGGAGTCTGATAAACTTATCATAGAGGATTTTGACATAATCAATGAATTATCAACGTTTATTGTCAAGGGTAATCAAATACAGGCCGAAGAAGGATGTAATGATGATCTTGCAATGTGTTTAGTATTATTTTCATGGGCGTGTGATCAAACATATTTCAAAGAATTAACAGATGTTAATATACGTGCAAAGTTATACGCAGAGACACAAAATCAACTTGAGTCTGATATGTCACCTTTTGGATTTGTTGATAATGGTGTTGACGATCCTTATGAAACAAGTGAATATGGTCAAGTGTGGACTACAGTAGATATCCCTAGATTTGATGATGATTAAAGTAGTTCAATCAAATCATTATCTAATTTTATCCAACAATTATGACAAAGTATTTTAGAACCATTCATAAGTTCTATTATTTCTTCTCTTGATCCGTTTATTGCAGTTGTTTTTGATTTTTTACGTATCTCAGAGTCATGTGGATGAAATTTAAGACAAACAGTTTCAGACTCACCT